GGCGAGCATCGGCGATTTCTTTGCGTCGATGTGCAAAGAGATCACTACTGGGCCGCGATCCGCGCCTTCCGCGCTGATGGCAGTTCGATGCTCTTGGCGGAAGCAAAGCTCTTAACTTGGGAAATGATTGAGTCGATAGCGTTGCAATATCAAGTCCACCCGCGCGCCGTGGTGATAGACGCTGGCTTCGACACCGCTCTCGTCTATGAGCGATGCGCTCGCAACGGCTGGACGGCATCCCACGGATCAGGGCAGGATGGATTTTACCACATGGATGGCAGCAGGCGCGTGAAGAAATTTGTTTCCAAGATCGAAACCGCCGTGGCCGGCAGCGACAACCTTCGCGCCTTCTATTTCTTCTTCAGCAACGAAGGGATCAAAGACAAGCTCGCCAGCCTTCGCCAACCTGGAGCCGCGCCGAAATGGGAAGTGCCGAGAGATGTGTCGGAAGATTACCGCAAGCACATGCTCTCCGAAATGAAGAAAGACATCGTGAACGCGAAAACAAAACAAGTTGAAGCCCGGTGGGTAAAGATCGGCGGCAGGCCCAACCATCTTTGGGATTGCGAGTGTATCGCGCTTGCTTCGGCCATGCTCGCCGGGGTGCTGCCGATTGGCGAGAATTGACACAACGCACCAAACAATGGCACTTTCCAAATCCTACTTCGGCCTGCCGCTCGCCGCGCTCCAAAGCCTGCAAACGCAATTTCTCGCCTGCTTGGAAGCAATCGCCGTGGCAGGCGCGAGTTACAGCATCGCTGGGCGCTCGTTCACCCGCGCCAATCTTGGCGAAGTCGCGCAAACGATCAAGGAACTCCAAGCTGCCATTGACAACGCACGGGGAACCAGAGTAAAAAGAGTTGTTACAGCATTCCCGACACAATACCCATGAAGCAAGATTTCATCACAAAGGCACTTGCGGTTGTCTCGCCCAAGGCGGCGATGTCGCGAATGATCTCGCAGGAGAAACTTCGCAACTTCGGGCGCTTCGACTCGGCGCTTGACTCCACCAAGCGCGGCATCTCGCGCAACATCAGCGGCGCAGAAGACACCGCAGGAACCGCAGAGCGCTATAAACTCATCCGCGCCGCCCGCGATCTCGCAGATAATTTCCCTCCGGTTCGCTCGCTGCTCTTGAAGTTTGCAACCTATGTTGCTGGCCGCTTGAGCTACCAAGCCCGCACAGGCGACAGGGATGTTGATGAACAGGTGGAACGCTACTGGCGCAACTGGTGCCGCAGTTGTGATTTCCTTCGCAAGCATGATTTCGTGACACTCTTGCAGCTTGCAGTGCTTGCGATCCTTCGCGATGGCGATTGCGGGTTCATCATCGTTCGCGACAAGGGCGAGCTAAAATTACAGGCCGTCGAAGCTGATCGCATTGGCTCGCCATACAACCGCTTGATTGATTCGGATACCTACATCGGCGGTATCAATCTTGACGAATATGGCCGACCTTCCAGCTACCAGATATTCGTTCGCACCATCAACAATCAATACGTTTCGCCTACCGATATCCCTGCTGCCGAGTTCATTCACCTTTTCGACGCCACCCGCCTTGACGAATATCGTGGGCGCTCGGCATTTGCCACCGCGCTCAACGCTGCCCGTGATTTGCAGGAAGCACTGAAGGCCGAAATCCAAGCGATCAAATATGCTTCGTATCAAACGGGCGTTATCGTGACGGAGAACGGCAGCGCCGACGCTGCCGACTACTTCGCCACCAGCAACCAGAATGATCTCGGACAGACTGAAAAACTTTCCAACATCGATCCTGGCGCGATCAATTATCTCAGTCCCGGGGAGAAGATGGAGATGTTCAAAAGCGATCGCCCAGGCGGAGCATTCGGCGAGTTCGTGCGTCTCGTTCAATCCCACATCTGCATGTCGGTTGGCCTGCCCTACGGCTTTGCATTCGACGCCGATAAGAGCGGCCCTATGGCTCGCATGGAAGCTGCGATGGCCGAGCGCACCTTTGCTCGCTGGCGCAGGCTCTTGGAATCACAGTTCCTTGAGCGCATCAAAAACATCGTGCTTCTCGACGCGCAATCTCGCGGCCTGCTTCCCGAAAGTGAATATCTGCTTGATGGCCGCTGGTGCTGGCCTGCCAAGGTTTCGATCGATTATGGCCGCGAAGCCAATGCCGACATTGCTTTGTGGAAGGCGGGACTCAAAACCGCTGGGCAGATTTACAGCGACATGGGAGAGGATTACGAAGAAGCCTTCCGCGCTCGGGCGAAGGAAGCAGCGATGATTGTTGATCTCGCTGACGAGATGGATATCCCGCCGCAATACATTTCGGATTCCGTTCCAATGCCGAAGCGTGATGAAGCGCAGCCGATTGATGCGCCACCAGAAGTTGTCGCGCCAGAAATTGTCGCACCGGAAATTGTCGCACCCGAGTCGCAAGTCGAGACATCCGAATTCCAAGCCGATCAGCACAAACCCACCAAGGGCATGATCGAAGAAGCCAAGCGCGGACTGGAGTGGCGGCGTGAACACGGGCGCGGCGGAACCAATATCGGCGTGGCCCGCGCTCGCAATATCGCCAATGGCGACAATCTTTCAGACGATACGGTGAAAAGAATGCACAGCTATTTCTCCCGCCACGAAGTGGACAAGAAGGGCAAGGGCTTTTCGCCCGGCGAAGATGGCTTCCCATCCGCTGGCCGCATCGCTTGGGCGCTCTGGGGCGGTGATGCCGGGCAGACTTGGGCGGCTGCGAAGGTTGAACAGATCAACCGCAACAAGAAGCTAGAGCGTAAAACCAAAACCAGCACCGATGTAAAACGCAATGAGCACGGGCAGATCATCAACCTTGAGAAGAAGGTTGAGCTTGTGATGCCGACGCCCGAAGGCAAGGAAGAGCAAGAAGATTTTTATGATCGCTGTATGGCCGATGATACTATGAATGCAGAATATCCAGACTCAAAACAACGCTTCGCGGTTTGCCGCGCGCAATGGGAAGGAGCATCGAAATGATCGCGCAAGGCATCGCACTCGAAGCCAAGCGCCAATTCTTGGTTGGCATGCACCAACCGACAGACACATACAAAATCGCGCTGTATAGTTCCCGCGCACAAGTCGGGCCAGCAACGAAGCATTACACGCCAGAAGGCGAAGTGGCGGGCGCTGGCTACGATCGCGGCGGGTATGTGCTGGCGGGATTCAAAAGCGGCATGGCGGGTGCGAATGCGTTCGTCACCTTCGATGATCTCAAGATCGATCGCGCCACATTTACGGCGCACGGGGCGCTGATCTACAATGCCAGCAAAGAGAATGCCGTGCTTTGCACGCTGAACTTCGGCGCGGATCGGCCTGTGTTCGATGGCGCTTTTGAGTTGAAATTTCCCACGCCCACAGAAAAAAACGCCTTGATCTTACTCGCTTAAAAATATGAACGCCACAAATCCCATCACCATCGACGGCAAAACCTACGACCGCTTCAGCCTCAACCTCGCCATCACCGGCAGTTACAAACCCAACGGCACGCCAGACGCCTCCATCGCCATGCGCCTCGTCCCCACCCGCCTCGTCCCTGCAAGTGACGAATTCCCTGCCTCGGTCGAAACCGCCGACTCCGCAGCCATCGGCCTCTTGCGCGGCCACCTCTCCGAAGTCGCCGACCCCGCCGAGCAAGCCGCCGTCGCCGCGATCCAGACTGCTCTCCAAAATCTTTTGATCGCGAAAGGACTCTAAGCCATGGCCCTCATCACCTCCGCAGCCAGCGGCAATTTCAACGCAGGCGCGACATGGACAGGGGGCATTGTCCCTACGGTTGGAGACGAAGCCCGCGCCAGCACCGGCCACACCGTCACCATCACCGCAAATGCTACTTGCGACGAAATCTCCAACGCAGGCACCGGAATTTTCACGCTCAACGATGGCGTCACGCTCACAGCCAATGTTTCAAGCAAATCCGCCACGACTACGCGCAACTGCCTGCAATTTACGGCGGCCTCGCCAGCGGTTGGATATATTGTTGGGAATTGCACTGGAGGCATCAACGCAGCCGCCAATGTGGCAGCTGTAAATATTAACACCGGTTCTCTAAATATCACAGGAAACTGCACGGGCGGCAGCGGAGGTCAAGGAGGTGCGATATTGGGGTGCAGTGCTGTTTCAAATAATTCTACTGGAACTGTGACAATCACGGGAAATTGCACGGGCGGAAGTTTTCAAAATGCTCATGGCGCTCAAAATACATCTACTGGATCAATTACCGTAATTGGAAACTGCCAAGGAGGAACCGCCGCAAATTTTGGCCTTATGAATAATTCAACGGGAAATGTTACGGTTGTTGGCATTTCTACAGGCGGTTCTGCAACTTCGGCTTCTGGAGCCAACAATGTATCTACTGGGAATTTATATCTCACCCGCGCTAAAGGCAGCCCGTATGGCCCCGGAAATTCTGGAGCAGGAACAGGGGCGGCGGTCGGAGCAAGCAACGCGGGCCTCGGCGTCATCGAAATCGAAGAACTCGAATACGGCACATTCGGAATGTCCCCCACCAGCGGCACAGGCATTCGCCTCAAAAAGCTCTCCAGCAATGTCGCCGTCTTCAACTATGTCGATGCAGGCGCGGCAAAAACTCTGGTGGACGCCACCCAAGGCCAAATGCCCGCCGCCAGCGATGTCCGCGACGGCGTGAGCTACGCCAGCGGCGCACTCACCGGAAGCTGCAAAGTCCCAGCCGCCGCCTCGGTTGGTTTCGGCGTCCCCGTCGATGCCACCACCGGCACGGCCGCACTCACGCCTGCGAGCGTGTGGGATCATTTACTCACCGCCATCACAACAAGCAGCACTATCGGCACGCTCCTAAAAACAAACATTGACGCTACAATCTCAAGCCGCAGCACCGCCACCACCGCAGGCATCGCAGATGCCGTGTGGGATGAAGTTCTTACCGGCGCAACGCACAACGTCAACAGATCGGCGGGGAAGAGACTTCGCCAAATTGCCAACGAGCGTATCATCGCAGAAGGACAGACGGTCTCCGCGACTACGAATACAATCACGCTTGAGCCAATCGGAACCTTGTGCGTCGGGCAAACAATCGTCGTCACAAACCAAGACACCGACGACAAGCAGGCGCGCTTCATTCTTGCTTTCGATACCGGCACCGACACCGCTACCGTGGACTCGAACTGGTGCGTTGTGCCGACGGCAGGCGACGAGTATTTACTCACCACGGTTCGCGATCCTCTTGTTACGCGGGGAGATCACCCCGCTGGAACTGTCGGCGCGGAGATTGATGAAATGTATCTCATCCACGGGCTGAAGACCGGAGACACGCTCACCGTCACTCCAACGAGCCGCACCGCTGGTGCGATCTCGCAAACGATCGGGGGTGACGGGACAAACACCACAACAGTTTCTCGCGACTGATGACAATTCTTACAAGCCTGCTCATCGCCACGCAGGGCTTGCTGCCAAGCCCAACGCCACTCTCGATCGGCTCGCAGGGATTGCTTCAAACCGGCGCACCGCCACCGCCGGCCATTGCGCCGCGCGATCTGCCTGGTGGCCTATATCGCGAGCGCCAGCGCGTAGTTGTCGAGATCAAGCGCGGCGTTACCGGCAAGCTCAAAGTCGGCTCGCCGCAGGTTCAAATTTCCAGTGCGGTTGCCGTGTCTGGTGTGAACGCATCACCGGCAATCGGGCCGGTGGCGCTTTCCATCTCCGCGCAAGTTCCGGTGACGGGCATAGCAACCAACATCTCGGCCAATCGCATCAAGCCAGAAATCTCGACATCGTTCGAGATTGTAGGTTGCCGCGAAGAAAACGAGCTTGAGATTCTCATGCTCGCGCAGGCCGCTTTGGAAGAATTTTATCTTGAAGATATCGTTAATCGATACAAAGATTGATCTTGCCGGTGGAGCATCGAGGGCGGTGCGCCACTAAGTCGTGGCTCTACGAGCGGTAGATAGGCATCCCATGGTTGACCACTACCCTTACTTGGCGCATTCGTGCGTTATTTTCCAAGGAAATGCATAGAGCAGCCGAGCGACCTGGACTCCATCGGCCCTTTTCTTTTGACACTCGCGCCTTCGCATGAGCGACATCATTGAAGGCGTTTCTGTCATTAGCGTGGGCGAAGCCAAAGGCCACGGGCTTTTCGTGGACGCTCAAACCCTGCGCGAAGTTAAAGCTTGCGCCGAAACCTACGCAGGCGGCGTAAAGGTGAATCTCGATCACGGCGCAGGCATCAAAGACATCGTTGGATTCTGCGACAATTTTCGCATCATAGGGGAAAAGCTCGTTGCCGATCTAAACCTTCTCCAGAACGCCGAGCGCAGGGAATATGTGCTAGAGATCGCCGAGAAGCTCCCCGACACCTTCGGCATCTCAATCGCTTTCTCTGGCCCCGTGCGCGAGATCGATGGCAAACGCTTCGCATCATGTGAAGAGCTTTACAGCGCCGATCTCGTCCAAACCCCTGCCGCCAATCCTACCGGCTTGTTCAGTTTCGAGGCAAAGGCAGTTGACAAAAATCTCACCAATATGGAAGACGAAAAGACCCAAGCTGAAGAGATCGTCAAAGAAGACGAGATCGATATCGCTGACATCCTCTCCCGCCTCTCCGCTCTTGAGACCGCCTTTGGCGACTACAAGAACAAGATGGAAGAGAAGCCCGAAGAGAAAATGGCTGAAGAGAAAAAGGACGAAGAGTCCGAAATGTCTAAACTCTCTGCCAAACTCGACACAATCATCTCCAACTTCGGAGCCGCTCCCATGAAGGGCAGCGCCGCCGCCGAAGAGAAGCCCGTCGAGAAGTTCGACCTTAAGGCACTCATCGAAGCGAAAACTTCCGAACTCGGCAGCAAGACCGCCGCGATCAAATTCGCGATGA